GGAGGAGTAACTCTACCAGTTTCATAATGGCTTATCGCCTTCTGGGAAACGTGTAATGCTTTAGCGAGTTCTTCTTGCTTGATTCCTTTTTCAACTCTTAGCAGCTTAATTTTTTCACCAATCATAGTTCTCACCTTCTTTCTTATCTATTATAACGAGTATTCGTATAATTAGAACAGCATACTCTAAAAATGAGAGTTAACCTATTTGCCGTTTTGAAGTTACTCAAATGTTACATCGGTACTATTGACAAGAGTTAAATAAAGTTATATACTCTTATTGTTAGCATAAGGGAACCAAGGTCTTTGAAAAGTGCATATGGAGGTGAAAGGAATGACACTAAGGGAGTTGCGGCTGGCAAAAGGGTTCAACCAAATGGAGTTGGCAAGACTGATTGGTGTGTCCAATAAGGTTATTGGGCATTACGAAACGGGTAGGGCAATGCCGTCCCTACCAGTAGCTGTGAGACTTGCAAGGGTGTTAGATACAACGGTTGAGACTATCTTTGAGTGTGTGGAGGTGAGAAGGCATGAGCAAGAAAGAAGTAATAGCAGAGCTGGTGGTTGATCTCATAAGGCAAAGGAAACTTTTCCTTGGCAACATGAAAGGGGGCAGTGACTATGCTGAAAGAAACTGTGACAGTTCCTCACGAGAAAATCAGCAAGCAGGTTTTAGAGAACGTGGACACAGTCGCGTCAATGTCAGTAGTTCAGGAACTGCTATTGAGGGAGTACCAGAAAGGGGAGAAAGAAGAGGATGAACTCATGTCGCAAATTAAGTGCTGGATGGATAAATATCCTGAAGCGAGTGACCTTCTTGAGCGGATATTCTCTAAAATCAAAGCGATTGACCAAAAAATCAAAGCGATTGACCAAGCTCAGGACAAGATTATAACTGCAATCACACAACGAGCTTATGAGACATTACTGAAAAACAGAGAAAGTAATACCCTTTGGAAGCAGTACGAACCGAAGGGACGGTATTACGTTAGGGCACATGAAATGCCACTATTCCGATAGGAGGGATAAACATGGGTTATTTGGATTTTCTGGAGAACCTGGAGGATGTAACTTACATGGAGTTCTTAAGGAGCCTGGATGAGCAAACAAAAAAGCTCCCTGGCAAGAGGGAGCAGGTAAAAAAGATACTTTTTCAAGCATGGTCTATGACCTTTCCAAAGGATAGTATACCACTTTTTTGTAAGAATGTCTACAATCTGGTGCATAAGTTTCCATTTGAGGAATGGGTCATTGCATGTGACGTCGTGAGTGATGCTCTACGAAATACTTGGGTAAACTGGACAAGGGAGATGAGCATATGAATAGGATGCCTACGAAAGAGATGACATACGAGGAGTGGAAGCAGCAACGTAGGAATGGAATCGGAGGGTCCGATGCAGCGGCTGCAATTGGACTTAACCGGTGGAAAAGCCGCCTGAAGTTGTACTTGGAGAAAATTGGAGAGCTTGAAGACAACGTTGACAGTGAAGCAACCTACTGGGGAAGAATACTTGAAGATGTCGTTGCTGAGGAATTTACACGACGCACTGGCAAGGCGGTAAGACGCGTTAATGCAATACTGATACACCCAGAGTTCGAGTGGATGATTGCAAATATCGATAGAAAAGTTGTAGGAGAGAATGCAATCCTGGAAGTAAAAACGACAGCAGCATGGAACAATAAAGAATGGGAACAAGATGAGATTCCCCAAGAATACATAATTCAGGCACAACACTACATGGCTGTGACCGGTGCCGATCTTACGTATTTTGCAGTATTAGTTGGTGGCCAGAAGCTGCTTATAAAGGAATTAGTTCGTGATGATGAATTGATAGAGATGATAATTAGGGAAGAGCAGAAATTCTGGCAAATGGTTGAGAATAGAACTCCTCCTGAACTTGATGGCTCCGTAGACGCCAAGGAAATACTATCGTACATGTACCCAACTGCCATTGAAGGAAGTGTAATTGAACTACCAACATATGAAAGCACAGTAGAAGAGATCTTAGCCTTAGGGAAACAAATAAAAGAACTCGAGCAGATGAAAGAAGAGAAGGAGAATAAGCTAAAGGCTGAAATGGCAGAGCATGAAATTGCCTATGTAGGAAAGTACAAGGTTTCATGGAAAAACATATCGCAGAGTAGGCTTGATACGAAGTTGTTGGAACATGAACAACCAGAAATATATAAGAAGTACTTAAAGGAAAATAACTTCAGAAGATTTTCAATAAAGGAGGGGTAAATATGGCAAATATACAGCAGGTAAAGGAAATAATTAAGGATAGTAAGGAACCACAAGTAAGAAAGGAACCAGTACTGTTGGACCTGTTAAGGAAGCAAGAAAAGGAAATTAGAAGGGCCTTGCCACAGCAAGTTGATGCAGAAAGGTTTATAAGGGTTGTAATCACGGAAGTGAAGAGGAATCCGGAACTATTAAAGGCTTCGCAGTACAGTTTTCTTGCGGCGATAATGCTCAGTGCACAATTTGGTCTGGAGCCGGGGCCATTAGGCCAGTGTTTCTTCATTCCGTATGACAATAAGAAAACAGGCCAGTTGGAAGTTCAATTCCAGCTTGGCTACAAGGGATATTTGGAACTTGTCCGAAGATCCGGGCAAGTGTCAATGATTGATGCTCACGTCGTTTACAAGAATGACAAGTTTGAGTATCAGTACGGTTTGGAACCTAAGCTAACTCACGTGCCGGCTCTGAAGGACCGAGGAGAGCCCATCGCAGCATATGCTGTTGCTCGGATGAAGGATGGAAGCTTTTCGTTCTACGTGATGAGCGTTGAAGAGATTGAGAGTATTCGCCAACGCTCGAAAAGACCTAACAACGGACCTTGGGTAACCGATTGGGATGCTATGGCCCGAAAAACGGTACTAAAGCAGTTATGTAAGTACCTGCCACTGTCGATAGAGGTACAAAGAGCAATTGCCACTGATGAAACAACAAAAATAGCAGCTAGCACAACTTACATCGATGCTGATGAATTGCTGTTAGCTCCAGATGAAACAGATTGGCAACTGATTGAGCCAATTGAATCAGAGCAAAAAGAGGAGAAGGAAGAGAAGGAACAACAAATTGCGAGAGAATAACAACTCTGGTAGCCCGCCTCGTTGTTTGACGGGGTGGGCTTTTCCATAAGAAGGTGAATTCTATGGATATCTACAAGCTGCTGGGCACGTTCTGGGAGGAACACGAGAGGGCCAGTATATCCAAAAGCGCAACTGGGTTATATTTTAGGCTTCTGTATGAAGCTAATAAGAACTTTTGGAAAGGGCCAATTATGCTCTCCTGGGCGTATCTGGGGCGAGTCCTGGGGCTTTCTCCTGAAACTCTGGGGCGAGCTATAAGCGATTTGAAAAGTAGAGGACTAATAACATACGAACGAAGTGGAAAGCACGCTGTATTTTGGTTCCCTGATCACTTCGATAACCGTAGTGAAGATTCACATCACTTCGATAATCGAAGTGGAAACCGTAGTGAAAATCGAAGTGGAAATCGAAGTGGAAACCGTAGTGAAATAATAAGTAATATATATAATACTAGAATACAGGAATATTCTAATACTAAAGATTCAGAAAGTTCTACAAAACAAGAACTTTCTGCGACAACGGTCGCGCAACCTCTCCCACCTTGGTACCTTAACCTGGATGAAAGAAAAAAAGACATAATCGATACTTGGCAAGCAATTGTAGGCCCTTTTAAGATGGAATGGCTCCCACTTGTGGATAAGGTACTAGGGGTCTGCTATCCAGCACAGGTCAAAAACTGCATAGTAACGCTAGCACGTACCAAAGCAGAGGTAATGCAAGAACAGGGATTTCTCTATGTCGTGGATCCGTTGTTGCACGGCGTTTTCGGGAAGCGTTCCGCAAACCGCAAGAAACAAACAGATTTTAGAAAGAAACTGTCAGGATTACAGCAATTCCTCGAGGAAGGTGATGAGAATGCTGGATAAAAAGGTATACGTGGTGGGAATCGCACTCCTCGCAAGCGTGTACGAAAAAATGGAGCGAGTGGCTACCGACAAACTCCTTGCCGACCTATGGTATCGTGTACTGTCAGACTTATCGGATGAAGCCTTCCAATATGCAATAGAGAATATTGTGAAAACCAGTAAGTTCCCACCTTCAATAGCTGAAATAAGAAGCAAAGCACAAGAATTCTGTCATCGAAATGATCTGACTGCAGAAGAAGCATGGTCAGTTTTATACAAAGACATAAGGCAGAAAGGCTGGTATCATGAGCCGACATATTCTGACTGGAAACTTGAGGCTGCAAAGAACGCACTAGGTTGGGAGAATTTATGCAACATGGAGACAACACAAGTGGGGGTTTTCAGAGCGCAATTCATGAGGATATATGACTCGTTGGGCAATAGGGAAAAAACAGCTGAAATCGTGCAAGACAAAAACATCGTAGAACTTGTCAATCAACTAAAAGCTGAACTGGCACCGCAGAGCAAAAAAGCACTTCCTGAACATGACAGGAAATAACTGAAAGGGGCGATGAAGAATGCCAGCTTTGATTGGCGTGTTCTTTCTTGGCGTGTTTTGTGGTATCGTAATGGCCGCTATACTTCATGCCGGTGCTGACGAAAGAGGTGAATTCTATGGCCAAAGCCAAAGTCAAAAAGGAGATGGATCCATACCAGTTGCTGGGCAAGACGATATTTCTGCTAGAACTGGTAAAAAAAATGAAGATAGTTACGAAGCAAGAGAGAAAACACATTGATGAGCTGATAGATCTGCTCATACAAAAGCAGGGGGTGCTAAGAGATGTGGGTACAAGGAGTAACACTGACAACAAGAAAGCAAATACTGAACTACCTGGATGAATTATCACGGCTTCAGAACATCAAGCAAGTGACAATAATAGTTGAGGGGGTTGAGGGGTATGAGCAATTCAAGAAAGTATTCCGTGGCTGTACAGGGGAACAAAGCAGCCATTTGGACAGAAAGCCTAGAAACCGCAATAGATATACTGGAAATGCTTCAGGTTCCACTGCTCATATCTGAGGATGAAGATACAGCAATAGATATAAGGGGGATACAGAATATAACTATAACAATCCAGCTGGAGGGAGAGATACAGCGTGTTAAAATCGCGTCGCCCAGCTCCAGAGAAAATAA